TAATGGGAATCATACCCATGAGACTGTCGCGGAAGTGCGCGCCTGCTATAACAGGCCCGATCGGACTGCTCAGCAGTTCCGGACTAACAGGTTCGCCGGTACGTGTAAGCTCTGCGGAGGCAACGTACCCGCAGAAGCTGGTCGATGCGATAGAGGGGAGTCTGGGTGGGAAGTCTTCCACCTCCCCGGTGAGTGCCCGGAGAAGATTGATGTCGACGCCGACGTCAACAGGACGCTGCGAGGCGGCCCGGACAACCGCTACGCGATAATCGAACCTGGCCACTACGCGACTAAGAGCCTGACCGGCAACAACGACTATGACTTCTGGCGCGTCGATCGCCCGGATGAGGGCACGTATGCCGGGAAGACGTTCGTCAAGCGGGTTATCGGCGGAAAGCCAAGCATGAATGTCAACCGTCCCACGAAATTTGCAGCCCTTGAGGCTATTCTCACCGAAGGCATTGATGTATGCGGGCAGCGCTACGGCGTCGAGCTAGGACAATGTCGAAAGTGTAACCGACACCTAACAGATCAGGTATCCCGCGCCGCAGGTATCGGGCCTGACTGCGCTAACAGATAGGAGGAATGTTGACCAGTTGTGAAGGCATGCGGACTAACTTCGCCAGGACGATAACCAACCTGCGAAGCATAACCGACGTCTACACAATCGACGCGCTAGCGGCAGAACTCATCAAGACGATGGCTGCCGAAATCGCTCGCCTGGAAGGACAACAAGGTGGCGCATCCGAGAGCAGAAATCAATCCTGGGGATCGCTTCGGCCACTTGGTGGTCGAGGAAGAACTCCCAAGGGAAGAGAAGTGGGGCCAGAAGCACCGCATGATGCTCTTGATCTGTGACTGCGGCAACAAGACCGTGAAGACGGTCCATGCCCTGCGCGTCGATAGAGTCAGGTCATGTAGCTATCAGTGCCCGTATCGGTTCGCCGACCGCGACAGGAGGAGCAACAAGTATGCTTAAGCTCATATCGGCAATCCTCGATCCCACCACCCCATCTCTCGCGCTGCGCGGTGCGCTTCCGTGCTGGTCGAACATCATGTGCGACATCGCCCAATCCGACCGCTTCACCGCTCAGCCGATCGATCCGAACCCATACCAGCGAGTACCGCGCCAGGCACCTCCACCGGACGCCGACATCATCCAGCAGGGAAGGATCGACAATGCCTAGGCGAGTGACCGTCCTAATCACCGTCAGCGAAGACGGAGCCATCACCGTTGATGCGCGCGGTCCTGTCAACGGCACCGAGGGTCTCAAGACAATCCTACAGGAAGCCATAAAGCTCACCGAGCAAGGCCACGTAGTCATCAAGTAACCATCCAGGACCTCGCATACACGGGAGGCGGTGCGCGAGAGCTAGCGGACGAAGGGGACGGCAGCAAAGGACCCAGCTGTCCACCACCCGGTGTCGCGGCTAGCACGATTCGCTTTTCCGCGCTTGATAGGGTATACTAGGGGTATGAAGGCGAGAGTTACGACGAACGGTCGGAGAGTCCTGTTGGACACCGACTACGCGAATGGACAAGGACCAAGGCGCGCTAAGCGCGTCCCAGGTGCGAAAGCTGAATGGGACAAGAGCGTAACACCGAACGTGTTCCTCCACTGGTCATATCCGCTGACGATGGATACGTGCCGATCACTCCGCAAGGAATACGGCGATGAGCTAGAGATCCTGCCTCCGCTATTCGAGTGGGCGAAGAACGAGGTCGCCAAGGAGCGTACCCTGGAGGATTTGCGCGAGGAGCGGCTCCATAATATCGCGCTCCCGCGCGTCGAACAAGAAGCGCCGTCCCTGATGGCGGCGATGCTCAACCGGAAGTATCAGGTGGCTGGCGCGGTATTCATCCTCGCCGGTGGGAACGTTATCCTCGGTGATGATCCCGGCCTTGGCAAGACCCTCCAGACGCTCGCTGCCGTTATCCAGAATGACGCGCGGAGCATCCTCGTTGCCTGCCGCCGTACCGCGACGCGAACAGTGTGGGAGCGCGAAACCCTCCGTTGGGCGCCAACGATCCGTACGTTCGTCGCTCAGGGAACTAAGCAAGAGCGCGAGATCGCCATTGCTGAGTTCCATAACGATACCCACTCGACTCGCAAGATGCTGATCGTCAACATCGAGATGGTTCGGGCGAAGCGCGTGGAGATCTGCCCGGCCAGCCCGAACTCTGATGGCGAGTGTGCCTTCAGCCACCCGAAGTCTGGTGGTCCGCCGTACGGACATCCGAAGCACGAGTACCATTCGATTCCGGACTGGCCGTACCTCTCGGAACACGGCTGGGATGCGATCGTCTTTGACGAGTCCCATAACCTGCTCGCCTCGACTGCGAACATCCAGTCCAAGCGAATCACTCAGGCGAGGTTCGGCGCGATACAGATCCGGAAACGCCTGAACCCGCACGGACTAGCCATCTCGCTAAGCGGCACGCCGTTCCGCTCAAAGCTTGAGAAGGGATGGGGACAGCTCAACTGGCTCGCTCCGAGTGTGTTCAGTAGCTACTGGCGCTGGGCAGAGACTCACTTCGGTGTCGAAGACGGCCGGTACGGCAAGGTCGTCGGGAACGGCCATAAGGTTCTAGAGCCGCGCGACCAGGCAGCATGGGACCGTATGCTCCGGCCGTACTACCTGAAGCGCACGAAGACAGATGCCGCGCCAGACCTACCTCCTATCATGTACGCCGGCACGCCGATCGACCCGAAGGACGCAACAAGTCCGTGCTATGTCCAGCTCGATATGACGGCCGAGCAGTCGAAGGCATACTGGTCGATGGAGTCGCTTGCGGAAGCCCAGCTTGAGAGCGGCAAGATCACCGCGACGGGCGTACTTGCTGAGATCACCCGACTCCGGCAGTTCGCAACCGCGACGCATGTACACGGAACCGGACGACAGAACCTAGTACCGAAGCTTCCATCTAACAAGGTCGAATGGCTACTCGACTTCATCCAGGAACGCGAAGGCACCGGACAGAAGGTAGTCGTCGCCTCCAGCTTCTCCTCGATTGTCGAGCTAGCCGCCAAGGAGATCCGATCGGCACTCAGCATGGAAGTCCTGACGCTGACCGGCGCGACCTCCGACCGTGACCGTTCCGATCTCGTGGCGCGGTTCCAGGCAACGAGCGATCCGCTTCAGGTTGTGTGCCTCAACCGCGACGCGGGCGGTGAGTCCATCACCCTGGATGCGGCCGACGAGATGGTGATCCTTGATATGCCGTGGATCTCCGATCGCGACGAGCAACTGATGTCCCGAATCCACCGGGTTAGCAGGATTCATAATGTGACGATCTATCGGCTCGTGAGTACAGGAACGGTCGATCAATGGCTAGCGTCCCTGAATGAGGAGCAGCGTTCAGTAATCGCGACCGCTAGCCCCCGCAAGCTCAGCGAGATGATGAAGGCTGGTGTTGGAGCGTGACGAAACGCGAGAGGTACCTAGCCAGCCAGAAGCTATACAACCAGAGCGTGAAGGGGAAGGCACGCAACCGGAAGTATGAAGAGAAACACCCAGAACGCAAGCTGCGCTGGGAACCACAACATAAGGGGCGGTAGTGCTTCATCCGGCAATATGGTTTTTCGGGCTAATCGTTCTCGGCATAGTCGTGGGCGTATTCGTAGCGGCGGTGATGTGATGCCGACACCAACCGGCCTGCCGAAGGTAGGTGAAGTATGGGAACGGACCTGGAGCCTACCGCCCGACTGGAAACCGCAAACCATTCGGTTCGTCGTTCTCGAACGCGGGCGCGGTGACTATTGGTCACTTCGGGTGTACGTACCGGGGAAGGGCCGGCAACTGTGGGTCGATCCGGCTAACTGGTTCCGGCTCGGCCAGCTGAAGTATATCGGCCCGGCTGGCTCCAAGACAAAAGAAAAGCTAGGACTCGGGTGATGACAGAATTCGAACTCGACAACAAGTGGTATGAAGCGTTCGCCGACAGGGTACATGAATTCGGGAAGGCCTGGCCTGACCCACTCACCCCGGAAGAGTATGCCGAGTGCGAGCGCTACGCGGACTCAATCGTGCGCAGGCCCGCCGGTGAAATCAACCGGCCCGAACCTCCATCCTATACTTGCCCGCGGTGCGGGAAGGTATCTCATAGCTCAGACGACGTATTCGAGGGGTACTGTGGACACTGTCACGACTGGACGCGGGGTTAGGACTATTGCCGCCGAGCTGATGTCGGAGTACGGCTTCAGCGAGGACGATGCGTACTTCATCCTCAACTACACCGCCGCCGACAAAAAGCGGCCGAGTAAGGAATGGAAGCTCCGTAATGGTTTCATTACGATACGCTACCATGGACGCGCCAGGTTTACGCTCGAAGACCACAGGGAAACTGCCCGAAAAATTCCCGAGAGAAGGGTAGCCATCCACCCCCGGATGGCGTATACTCCGGAGGGTAAGGGAAATCCCGCAGCGACCCCCGTAAGAAGGGACACGCATATGCCACCTGCCAGGGGACGAAGGTCCGCCCCAGCTCCAGCCCCCGCTCCCGCGCCAGAGCCGGAAGAGAACGGCCAGGTCGACTACCAGAAGTATCTGGACAAGGAACTCTCGCCGACGATGACCGACTACGTGACGTGGTTCGAGGACAACGTCGCGCAGCTGGAGGATGTCCCGGTGGACAAGCTCCTGGTGCTCGGCAGCTCATTGTACCCGCACTTCCAGAAGTCCGACTTCAACATCACCCGCCGGGAAGCCCGCCGTGTCGAGCGCCAGCCAGAACCACCGGAGCCTGAGCCCGAGCCGGCAAAGCCCACTCGCGGTCGTCCGCGCGGCCGGGCAACGGCAGCCCCCGCGCCCGCCCCAACGCCGGCACCGCCCGCCCGGAGGGGACGCAGCCGCGCGCCGGCAAAGGCCGGTGTGGAGGCTCCCTACTAGACGTCAGGTCCGGTCTGCTTCCTTCCCCGCCCGGGAATCGGCAACCGGACCTGACCCTCGGGGTTTCGTGCCCTGAGCGTCTCAGACGGTAACAACCAATTCTTCCCCCGAGTCGGATGCCCGTCTGAGATGCTGAAGGTGCGAAGCGGGAGGCGTCGTGAACAATCTGCCGATTTTGAGAACGTCAGAGCGTGGTGCCTTCAAGCGCTGTGCCTTCCGCTGGTGGCTAGAGTACCGGAACGGCTATCGTCAGCGTTCGCCCCAAGCAGATGCCCTTTGGTTCGGAATCGGCGTTCATGAAGCCCTAGCGCAGTGGTATCAGAAGGGCAAGCGGCGCGGAGAACATCCGGCCGACTACTGGGAGCGCTGGTGCGGCGACGAGATCGCATTCGCCAAGACATACTTTGACGAGACGTTCGATGAGCCGATTTGGGTTGACGCCACCGAGCTAGGCATCTCGATGCTTGATGAGTATATCAACTACTACGGTCGCGATTCCGATTGGGAGATCATCTCAATCGAGCAGCCGTTCAAGGTCCGTATTATGCGTGACGGCACTCCTATTGCGTTCTTCTCCTCGCGCTGGGATGGCGTACTCCGCTACCTCGTAGACGGCAAGATATACCTACTTGAGAACAAGACCGCCGCCCAGATCTCAACCGCTTATCTTGAACTAGACGATCAGGCCGGTTCGTACTGGGCGGTCGCGTCACAGCTCCTACGAACCAAGGGAATCCTGAAGCCCGGCGAACATATCGAGGGGATCATCTACAACTTCCTGCGCAAGGCAAAGTTTGACGAGCGCCCGCAGGATGAGGAGGGTCAGCGCCTCAACAAGGACGGCTCCGTCTCCAAGAAACAACCGCCGCCTCTATTCGTACGCGAGATCAAAGAGCGCTCGCCCAAGGAGCAGGCTACTCAGCTGGCGCGGATAGCTGACGAGGTCGCCGTGATGAATGCCGTACGCAAAGGCACCATCCCAATCACCAAGACGCCGACGAAGGATTGCCCTCGCTGTCCGTTCTGGATCCCATGTACGCTTCACGAGCGCGGGAGTGCCGACGCCTACAAGGCCGTACTCAAGAACAACTTCAGGCAGATCGATCCCTACGAAGATATGAGGAAGAGTGCATAATGCCGCCTACACGGGGCCTGCGCGGTGCCCGAGGAATTCCGCGCCAGTCGGCTAAACAATCACGAGAAGCGCCGCTATCCATGATGGAAGCGGATGTCGAGATCACGACCGAAGACCTAGGTGAGTCCGGCAAGGATGCCCCGATCAACATCCTGATCCACGGGCCGTCCGGACACGGCAAGACACTACTCGCTGGTGGCGCGGCCGACGGCTCCCGCAACGTGGTATTCCTCTCTACTGAGACGGAGGGGATCGCCAGCGCCCGCGCGGTAGGCAGCCAAGCCAAGCTTTGGCGATGCCCGAGCTGGGAACACGCGGTCGCCGGAGTCAAGAAGGCAGAAGCCGAACTCGGAACCGGTGACTGGCTCGCGATCGACTCCGGCACCAAGATGCAGGAAATGTACATGCGGTGGATTCT